AAATATCTGGGATCACCGCCCCGTTTGCCGAAAATTTTAGACGAACATGTCTGATACTTTAGCACGTTAAAGTGTTAAACTTCACCGCGTTAAAGTGGTAACGTGTGAAGCGTTGAAATCTCCAGGCGTTATCCAGGTATCATCCGGCTGTAATTGTTAACAAACTATGAACTATAAAAGGTCAATAAAATCCGTACATGAAATTAAAAAATATCACTAGACAAAAAAATCAAACTATGGTACTATATAGATGTAACAAGAAAGAAACAAACATCAAACGCCAATAAAGAAAGTGAGGATTGAAACAATGACATTTAATGAAAAGAGAGAGTTAATTTTATTGGCTGAGAAAAAAATCAAGAGTGGGAAAAATGTGTCGGAAGTTGAAAGCGAAGATGTTAAAAAGATGATGAAGAAAATTGCCGCTAACGCGGTAAGTATTGGACTCTATAATTTTAACAGTTTTGTTATTTCAAACATTTGCGAGGGCGACTTTACAACAATTAAACCAGGATGGAAAGACGCTAGAGTTGGGATGGTAAAATGTTTGGCAATAATCAATAATGAGGGTGAAGATCTTATAGACATTTTAGGTCTTGAAGAAATTGAAGACGCGGTGCGTTTTACACTCTTTGAATTAGAGGGGGAAGAACATGAAGGTTAAACCGATTAAAAGAATCAACATTCCAGATTCTACTCGAATAAACTTCGTTGACAAGCGCACCACCATAAAGGAGACTTTATCAGATGGAACAATCGATTTTTACGACCTCGATTCTTCTCTACTCTGTGAGGGGTATTTCACAAACCAAATTAGAGGAGAGTTACAGAGAGTGGAAACAGAGAAAGTTGTCTATTATACTTTCACTTTTAACAATGGCGACAAAACGCACTATCGCAACTTTTACACGTTACGAGCTAGACTATAACTTCTATTTATCTGGTATACCGCCGTAGACTATAACACAACACGCAATATAATATAATCTGATAATACTACATAACATTACACTTCAAACAAATAACACAAAAAAGGAGATTTTAAATTATGAAGAAATTTGAACTTGTATCTGGAGACGAAAAATGCGTAAAGCTTGTAAAAATCAATGGTACAACAGCACTTGCGAAGGACGCAAAACCATCTGGTAAGCTTTTAGGAATTGTAGTTGGTACTGATGATCTAACAGGGAAAATCACTTACTATCTCTGTATGGAAACTGAAGAAGGTTTTGGCATTTACGCAACAGGTGTTGCACGTGAAATTGACAAGATTTCCGATTTGTTAACGGATGCTATTGCAGATGGGCATGATTTTATCATTGAATGTACAACAGGTATTTCAAGGAACTCTGGACAGACATTCTTTAAAATTATGGTAAGAAGCTTTTAAACGCGGCAAACGGTCAACAGTGCGGTTGACAACCAAATAATAGAACGGAAACTAATCAAGTTTGTTCGTTTTTTTGCATCTACTAGGGGACTGGAAAGTCCCCTTTTTTAATTCATAAAATGTTAACAATTTATTAACAAAATGTCTTATATTTGTTCACATCTACATGTTAAAATAAAAGAAAAAAACGAAAGTGAGGTAACAAATATATGTATTTGGAAAGCCAATTATTAGAACTTCAACACGCTATTGTATTGAGAGCATTAGACGATATCAAAACACCTGTTTTGAGACTGAAGTATTACAGAGAAGTTAGAGAGTCACTTGAATTATATGCACCACTCTATCACATGACAGCGGAAGAAATGATTCAAAGCGCAATAGCAAGCGGCTACATCGAGCCTTTTACAGAAAGAGAGGTAGAGGAGTATGGCAAGTAAGCAAAAAGAGCGTGTTGGCGAAGTTCAACGTGCAAAAGGGATTTTATATGACGTGTCTAATGGAAAGTATGTCTTGCTCAAGAAACACTACACAAAAGATGAATCACTTCTGTTGCTTAGAACATTAGGCAAAAGAGCACAAACCAGACTTGCAACCCTTAGAGAATATTTTAGCGAACGCGGTAAACGTTATACTGGGGAAATAAATCCTATCTATGATAGATATAAAGGGTTTGACATTAAGTATCAAGGTTTATCCTTGCTAGCGATTCAGAAAAAAGTATCAACCGCTATCGAGATATTAAATGCTAAACAATCCACTTACACGGGATATAGACAGCTACAAAATAAAACATACCAGAAAATGATAGAGAATCACCCAAAACTCAAAAACCTATCTTTTGAAGATTGGAAGAAAATGACAACATATATGGGTGCCTGGCAATCAGCTCATGAGGGTGAGCAGTATGATAGTGAACAGCTACTTGCTTATGCTAACTGGGCTGGAAATACACTAGGTAGTGGTTTCGATGGTTTAGTGTCAATGAATCCCGAAGATGTTGACCTTGATGCATGGTTTTTAGATGTACAACGTGAAGGTAGTTCCGGAGAGTGGTTATCTCTTGATCAAGATTTTGACGACATTTAAGGCGAGGTGTAAACAATGGCAAAACGAAAAGAAAAAATTTCATATTGTAAAAAGTTTCTTTGTTTTGACATTGAAACGACTCACGAACACATAACAGAAGATTGTGACATAATCTATACATGGCATTGGTCAGTGATGGATAGTGACTATAACTATAACACATGCTCATCATGGTCAAATTTATATGATTACTTGCATAGCCAATATCAAACATTTGCAACTCAAGGCGAGAACCGAATTATTGTTTATGTACATAACTTATCATATGAAATGGAAGCTATAATAAGAAACCTAGAAGGACACACCATGACAGGCGGTTTCTACATGGATACGCACGAACCCTTATATCTTATCATTGATGATGTACTAGAATTTCGTTGCTCATACAAGCTTACGAATAAAGGTCTTGCGGCATGTGGAAAAGACGTAGGACTTGAAAAGCTTGAAATGAACTATAAAGATATCGTAAAACCTGGTGAAACATTGCCGCAAGACAAAGAACGCTACACATATCGAGATGTTGAAATCATGGTGGCGAAAATCCATCAGTTGGAAGAACAGGAAGGTAAACCTTTTTACGAATTTCCATACACAAATACGGGATTTTTACGTGATGAACTTCGAGCAATCATGAAAAAAGACGCTAAGTGGATGAAGATGTTTAAAAACACTTCGCTTGACTATGACAGATATGTGATTTGTCGAAAAGCTTTCATGGGCGGCTATACACACGCTAACTACATGTATGCAGGTCAAATCATGGAAAACGTTGATAGTTATGATTTTGGTAGTGCGTACCCGTTCGCAATCGCAACAGAGAAATTTCCAGTAGCACCGCTTAAACGCTTGCCAAATGCGAATATTTATGACTTAAAACGTCTCCTTAACACAGACAATTACCTATTTATCTGTACCATCACAGCAAAGAACGTTCGCGCAAGAGGTACAATGACTTATCTTTCATCATCACATTGCGAAGTATCAAGTGATAGTGTTTTGGACAATGGTAGAATTTTTAAGGCAGATATGATTAAAACAACATGTACTAGCCTCGATCTTGCTATCATTTTGCGAATGTACAAGATTGATGCAATTCGAGTAGATGAATGTTACTATTGTAGAGCTGACTATTTACCATCTGGAATTGTTTGTACCATGTTAAAGTATTACAACAACAAACAAAGTTTAAAACATGTAAAAGGCGAAGAATTAAACTACGCAAAAGCAAAAAACCGCGTAAATTCCTTTTATGGTATGTTTGTTCAAGACCCTATTCACGATGTTGTTACACTTGACGGCACGAAGTGGACTTTAGACCACTGTGCTATCACAAACAAAGAGGAAATTTCCGCGCAACTTGAAAAATTTTATAAATCGTTTAGAAGTTTTTTACCTTATCAAATTGGCGTTTTTATACCCGCGTGGACACGCTACCATTTAATGCATGATATAGTGTCGAAGATTGATAGAAATGTGCTCTACTGTGATACAGACAGCGCAAAAGTTATCAATCGAGAGGAATGTTTAGACGTAATAAACGGATATAACGAATATGCAAAATATAAAATCGACTTAGCTATAAAACGATATGGTTTAGATTACAAACTACCAGATTTAGGATTTTTTGACTGGGAAACCGAAGACACTGGTGCATGGTTGAAATTTAAGACTTTTGGCGCGAAGAAATATATATATCAAGATACTGATAACAAATTGTATATGACTGTGTCGGGACTCTCAAAGAAAGCTGTAAACTATCTTTCATCAATTGAAGATTTTGAAATTTTTACAACTTTTGACAAAGACGTGTCGGGGCGTACAATATCACACCCGACTACAAACGCAATCGAAACATATGACAATGGCGGTACATGGATAGAGGACACTACATATACTCTTTCAATAAGTCCAGAATATGGAGCTTTGATTGGAATAGACGTTTATAGCATCAAGCCGACAATAATAACAAAAGAGGGAAAGAAAGAGAACACAGATAAAGATATAAGTAAACGTTTAGAAAAGTTTACGGTAAAAACGAAACATTTATCACCAATAATCTTAGAGAAGATAGGAGAATAATATTATATGGAAATAGAAAACTTGTATATAACAGTAGGTGACGAAACCTACATAAATATTCCATCACTATACACTTTAAACGCTGACGTTTACATTGTTTTTGGTGAACGTTCTGCTGGTAAAACATACTCAGTTTTCAAGGGGTTGTTTGACGACTATGACGCAACAGGTGCACAATTCGTCTATATGCGTACACGTGAAGATTATCTGATTCGTGGTAGAGCGTGGGGTGCTGTCGCCAACATCAAGCCATACGTTGAAAAAACATTATGGAAAGAAGAAGCAAACTTGAATTATTACAGCGGTAGTTATAGAAAACAATCGTTGGGAAGAAATAACAAATGGGTGTATGACACTTGTGGGTATAGTTCGTCAATTGCGTCATGGATGAAATACAAAGGTAACGGTTATGACAGTGTCAAAACTATATTTTTCGATGAATTCATAGAGGATGACGACACCACAACAATTCGCCCATTGTCAAAAGGTGAATTTCTAAAGGGATATAGCCAACAGCTATCTACAATCATACGAAAAAGAAAAGGTGTAAAAATCGTAGCATGTGCAAATAGCATCAATCCCAAAAGCCCTTTGTTTGACTACTATAACATTGACGCACGTAAACTTGAACAAGGTAAAATTTACATTTTTAATCGTAAACTTGAAGATGACATTTTAAAAATCTGTTGTTTGTACACAGAACCGCCAAAGCACGCACACGTGTCTAAACATCTAGCTGTTTACGAGTCACAAACAAATGACATGACAATCAATGGTGCATGGCAAGAGGATATTTACCCCGAACTCTATAACAATTTACCGTGGCGGTGGTATGGTGAACTGTCTACACAAAACAACAGACTTTATATTGCCGACTTTGCGATAACTATAATTTTGCCGACAAAGCAAGGTGTACCATTGACAATTATAGACGGAAAATACAAAGCAAAAACAATCTTACAAACGAATGAGTTATACTTACCATCAACTCAAAAAATAATACAATGGTTGCTATACTACAAACGCACTTCACAAATCTGTGCAAGCTCAAAAGCGGCAAGCGAAAAATTTAATGACTTAATCAAACGTGTACTTATTGACAGAAATTAAATATATGTTAAACTATAGTTAGGGACTACCAGACAGACCGCGAAGAACGGGGTAGTTGTGCAAACTGTCAGCACGGGCGTGGAGACACGCCCACCTTTTTAGAAAGTGAGGTGTTGTGATGGATGTAAGTGCAGTTACACAGATAATTACAAGCGTAGGCTTTCCGATCTGTATGACGTTAATCTTGTGTTACTATATCAAGTACCAGACAGACGTTCATAAAGAGGAAACAAAAGAGTTAACAAATGCTATTAACTCACTGAGGGAAATGATATCAGAGATTAAAACAAAATTGGAAGATGAGGTGAAAGCATGACATATTATGAAGTTATCAAAAAAGCGTTATTTATGTTTTATCACCGTGATGAATATGCATATTTTTACGGTGCAAAAGGGCAAGTCCTAACCGATGAAGTGATGAACACTTTAATCAGCCTTGAACCAGCGTATTTCTCGAAGTATACAACGCAAGAGTTAGCCGCTTATAAAGCGTTCTCGCGTGGTAAAATTGGATATGATTGTAGCGGTTTTGTCTCCGCCGTTGTAGGTGTGCAAAATTATAGCACTGGACACTATCATGACGGAGCAGAAAAAACAACACCTCTTTTGGGTACTGAAGGAAATGGTTTGTACTCATCTTTTGGCGGCAAAGGTAGACATGTTGGAATTGACATTGGATATGGTTTCTTTTTACACATGCCAAAAGAGGGACACACAATCGAGTTAGGAAGAATTGCAGAGTATGAGTGGGAACACAGTTTTCATTTTGTAAATATTAACTATGAGGGGGCGAAAGCATGATAGATATAAACAAGATGGTGACAACATTATCAATTCCCGACGGTATGACCATCGATGAAATGCGTCGTATCGTAGTAGATGTTTTAGATATGGCGAAAGCTTCAAATGAAGCTGAGAAAGCAATTGCAACAGAAAACGCAACACTAAAAACGGAAAATGACCGACTCAGCAAACAGAACTTGGAGCTGTTCAACCGTGTGACAACTTCCATTTCACCATCTGCAAAAACGAAGGATGATGACGATGACGAAAAAGAGGAAGTCACAACAGACGACATTTTAAGCTATTATAGCTAATGTATAGAAAGTGAGGTATAAAATTATGGCAAAAACAACAAAACCGCTGACAAGCGCACAGCGCGGAGTCAATCTTTTTAACGATGCAAGAAAAAATTCCTCAAACGAGTATATGCGCGCGACAGGTGAAGTTACCGTGGCGGCTTCCATTAGTCATGCAATGGCACCAATAGTCAAATATGCTCCATTCATGAATGAATTTTTACACTATGTTGTAAATAAGATTGTCATTCAGTCCGTGGAATCTAAGATGTATACCAATCAGTATGAAATGTTGAAAAAGGAAGGTTTCCCACTTGGAACAGACCTTGAAATGAATTACGTCAATCCGGCTCTTGGACGCGACTATGACATTTCACTTGGCACGACTCTGTTACAGGTGACACAACCAGATGTAAAAACTTGCTATTTCAGACAGAACAGAAGGAGACAGTTTCCAGTAACAATCCCGCGTGAACTTATGGAAGGTGCTTTCACATCATGGGAACAGCTCGATAGTATGGTAACAGGCATGGTAGCAAGTCTTTACAGTGGTAATGAAATCGAGGAAGAACACCTTATCAAGAAGCTAATTCAGACTTCAGTTAAAAATAACGTTGTTGTAAAGAAGGAAATTGCATGGGATGATGCAGACCCTGCCGCTTCATCTGTCGGCTTTATCAAGACAATTCAGAAAATTGCACTTGATATTACACATGCTTCAAGTGACTTCAACAACTACAAGGCATATGCAACAGCACAGGGAATTGCAGACGCGACACCAGCTATCACATGGACACCATCTGACAGTTTATATCTGTTTATAAGAAGTGACGTTTTAGTAAATTGCAATGTTGAAACACTTGCGGGTGCTTTCAACATGAGCAAAGCGGAGTTAGTAGGACGTGTCACACCATTCCCTAACTTTGATTATCTTGATTTTACATCTGCAATTGATCCAGAAACAAAATATTGGAAAACTATCAAGGATGACCAAAACATTCTTGCAGTACTTGCAGATGTTAATACTTTCGAGTACCGCGACAATCTGAGTACAAGCGGCGACTTCTACAATGCCGCTGGAATGTATCAGAATCAGTACTTAAACGTATGGCAGACATACGGCATTAGACCGTGGGGAAATGCTGTTGCAATTTGCAAAAATGTTTAATAGAGGGGGATATTATGACAACTGTATACTTGTTTGACTCGCCATTTGACGACAGCGGTAAACACTTGTTAATCCCGACAGAAAGAAACGCTGAGGGGTTTTTAAAAGAACTTCTCAGCGTTCTTCCTTATAAGCGTTATGATAATGTAACGTGGGAAAGACAGGGGCAAACGTTCCGTTGTCCAGTAAGAGCAGATGAAATAAAACGCTATAACTACATGGCATATCAAAATGAATCACGCATTGAATTTGCGTATATTATAGATTATCAGTATGTTAACAATAAACTGACGTATGTAAATACATCTGTCGATTATTGGGCTACATATATCGACAAATTCACCTTCCATCCATCACCAATTGTCAGACAACATCCGGCTTCAGACGGTCTTTTTGCAAACTTTTACCCCGAACCAACGCAAGTCGATAGGTGGGAAATTGCACGAACCGAATACGGCTTTTCAAAAGATGATGACGACTCCGTTTATCTCATGACCGCAAACAATACGGACACCTATGAAAATCGTTCAAGTGATTTCTACGCGGCAATCGCAAATTTTGCCATGGGTGATTATGGTCAAATAAGCAATTTCTTTTCATTGGTTTCTGTCAACCCTTGCGAATGTGGCGGCATAGTCCAGAGTAACACAAGTAAGCTTTCAAGAGCACAAGCGTTAGAAGTAGTTAAACGCTATGCAAAATGTGGCAGACAGGAAGATATTATCGGAGCTTATCACGTACCTAAATTTTTTGCTAGTGACATAAGCGGCGAAAATCTGGACAAAGTTGACAACCGCACAGGTGTTATAGAGCTAACACAATCTTTTGTTGAAAAACCTTTATGGAATAAACTATATACCTCCCCACAATTTAACAAATTAACAGTTAATTGCGGTGGTAGTGCTAAAGAGTATGACTTTAGATATTTTGATGAATCTGCACTTTTAGCCAAAAAGTTTACGTTCAAGTGGGCGGCTAATCAATCCCAATTGGGCGGCATCGTAATTACACCCGAACAGTACGGAAACGGCACGAATGGCGACTATTCCCTTGCAAGTAGTACGTGGGATAGTGTTCAACTTTCGACTACACAGTTAAACAACAGTGGCGTCATGCGCGATTTTGGTAATTTTGGCGTGGCATCGATCGGAAATTTATTTTCTCTTGATATCAAGGGGGAACTTCAAGCCGCGGAAACATTTGCAGAAAACCTAGGTGCAAAATTTGAAGAATCAGACCTTACTATTGGAAATCCTACTGGAACTATTGCCATGTATAACGCTCTTTTCCCTATGATATCTGTAGCGTGGTATTATCCTTCATTGCAAGATATCAAAAAGTTTAACAACTACTTCTGTATGTATGGTTATAATTACAATGGTAGTTTAGCCGACATTGTTATAGACTCATTACCAATTGTTAACTATGTTCACACAAGCGGCGCTATCATCACAGCGGAAAACGCACCACAAAACGCAATCGCATACATAACAAACCGCCTTGATAGCGGTGTCTGGTTTTGGCATGGAATCGAAAATTATAAACACACGGACAAAATATTAGAAAATCATTTTCCAGAAAGTGAGGGCGGTTAAATGGCGACATATATTGGAGAAGCGTCTAAAGATGAAAACGGCAATCTTTGGGGCGGCAGAGACGGAGATCAAAACGGACTTGAAGTCCGCGTAACAGGTTGGTTTCCGCAAACTGGAGACGGTAGGCGTTGGGACTGGATTGCACGTATTCGCAACCGTCCAGACGTTGCCCGTGGAATTGCTACACTTATGATAGAATCATGCGATAATCAAAATGTTGGTTACAATCAACATAGACGGGAAACTTTTACAAATGAGTGTAGAAAAGTTGGGTGGAAGCCCAAAGATGTTAAAGTACCGTGCGCTACTGACTGCTCTGCTTTAGTTGCATGTATATTAAATTGTCTCAATATTCTAGTAAGTACAAGTATGAACACATACAACGAACTAGAACAGCTTAAAAATACAGAGCTATTTGATATATTGTATGACAGTAAATACTTAACAACAGGCGACAACTTGCAAGTTGGCGACATTCTACACATGCCTGGGCACACTGCTATAGTTGTGCAAAATTCAGAATCGACACAACCTGTTCCAGAAGAAAAGAAAGAAGATGAACAAGTGGGTGCGCGAATGTGGATAAATTGGCAAGTTTTTGAGTCTGGTAAAGAATATACAGACAATAGCGGTTGGTATATAAACGGAGATAAGGGTAGAGCATACGGGCGATATCAGTTTGATTATCGTTATGGACTAGTGCCTTTTATGCAATTTTGTATACAGCACTATCCTACTCTTTTTAGTGGCTTTCAACCATACATTGATTTGGGTGTCGGCAACGAGCAACTTGTCAGCAACAGCGGTTTAAAACAGCTTTTCATTGACTATACAAACAACCACTTAGCCGAATTTTCAAAAATGCAAAACTGGGCGATGTTTAATAACTATTATAGTTTGATTAGAAGTGAGATAGAAAAACATTTAGGCTATGACGTTTCAAACGTTGGAGCGTATGCCGTGGGAACTGCCGCAAGTATTGCAATTCGTGATAGTGGATACTGGGACGCTGTAAAAGATATCTTCACGGGCACAACAGGAAAAGAGACAGAAAGTGATTGGATAAAATTGGTCATGGCACGTCAAAACGCTAAAACGGGTGCAAATGACGGCAATCGTTGGACAACTACACAGTACAACAGAGTATTTGCCGACATGCAAGCCCAAACAGGCGTTATTCAAATTGGTGAAGGTACAATTTCAGACTCGGACTCGAAAGCCCCTGTCAATCCGGCTGGTGGAAATGCTGGAAGTGCAACAGGTAGCGGTACAACTGAAGTTGTGCAACCAACAACACCGCCCCCACCAATAGGGGGGATTGATGCTAGAAGTATGTTTTGTCCTTATTGGTCTTTAAAATACTTTGCGAATGTGCTACCACTGAAAATTGGTAATTGACAATGACGGTCAATATGGTAAAATGAGGGTGGAAGGCTGAGGGCTGAGGGGTGTGGGGTGAGGGTGAAGGTGAGGGATAAATGCTCAATGTTCCACGTGGAACGTTGCTTGTAGAAAGTGAGGTGTTTGAATGGCTAAAAGAAATACCAAAAATCGGAATACACAAACGGAAAATCTTTTAACTATCGGTTTGTATTATACTTTCTTGCGTAGGATTGCCGTTGATGCATGGACTTTTGAGGGATTGCCGTTTGACGATGATGACGTTTACAGACATGCAAATAACATTTTGAATGAAAATTTTGTACTTGGTAAGTTGGGGGGACTCTGGAAAGAAGATGGATTTTATGTCGTCGGAGATTGCACAACATCAAGTACTAAGACGTGGTATGGCGGTGCAACAAAGTATCAATGTAAGACGTTCGTGAATACGGTTAGTAAAGACTTGAGCGAAGTTGCTACATTGACGGCTAGCTTGTCACCGTACACAGACTATGACGTTGTTTCTATTGACGGTTTATGTCGACACTATGCCGCGTTGCTTTACGAATGCGACAGGTGTATAAATGTGAATTTAAAGGCACAGAATACACCCGCCATTCTTAATGCGCCAGATGGACAGGAGCTAACGTTTGCCAATCTGTATGAAGAAATTGCAGGGCATAAACCAGTTGTTTATACGAGAGATATGTCACCTTTGAAAAGTCAGTATGACGATATACGTCAAATCGTCTACCAGACACCCGCGCCATTTGTTGCGGGAAATGTTGAGCAGTTAAAGTCTATGTTAATGTCGGATTTTATGTTTATGTTGGGTGTTAACGGTAGAACACAAAGCAAAGTTGCGCAAGTTTCGAGTCTTGAAGTTATGCAAGATGCACCTACACTTATGGTTTTAAGAAATTCCTATGAACAGGCGAGACAAAATTTCTGTGATCAATGTAACAAAAAATTTGGCTTAAATGTTAAGGCAACGTTTAATGACTCAAATATTGGTGATGTTGGTTTACTTGACCAATTCAGTGTCATGGACACAAACAGAGAGACAGTGAAGGAAGTTAAGAACAGCGGTTTAGAAGCTCAAGAAAGTGAGGGTGAGGATAATGACAATTCCAATGATTGACACTAATTTTTTGGACAATGATAAGTATTGGTATGATGTGGGGGCGGCTTATACGCTCCATGTATATGATATTTTGCAGAATGCTCAAGTCGGAAATGACAGGAAGTCTAATAAGAGCTTGTTTGATAATTATAATTTTGCGGCTTTTGGGCTTGACGATTATCCGCTTTTCAGTGAGGAATTTAGAAAGCCAATTAACGATATGATCATTCGGCATTTTCTGGAGTGGGAAATTGGTTATGAGACAGATTTTCTTTTCCGTGAGCACATGAGAGGTGATATGGCGCGAATTATGCCCGAACTGAATATCAAGCTTAAGGCACGGTTTGAAGCGTATAACGCAAAGAATATGTTTGAAACGGACAACAGCAAAAACGTTCATAATTCCGATGATTGGCACAAGTTTCTTGACACACCGCAAGGGCAAACGGATTTGCTCGATGACAATTATCTGACAAATGTGAGCAAAAATCATGTTGATGATAGCACAACTCACACGGGGTCAAGCGGAACAGCCGCGTCTAATGCACAGAGCTACACGACAGCGGTTTGGGATTTTGAGACGGAAATTTGTGATAAACTGAAACATAATTTTTTGGGGCTTTTTAGGTGATTGACGAAAGCGGAACTTGTGTTATAATGTGAGTAGAATTATGAAAGTGAGGTGTAACTATGGCGAATATACCTATTATCAATCCGCCTAACAAAGAGCATTTGGGCTTTTGTTGGCATCATCAATTTACGATTCCTTTGCTTTTTGATGATTGTTTGTCGCTTTTACAGAAGGTTTGCGCTTTGTGGGCGAAATTGAATGATGTTATTGACGCATTGAATGAATTTAACAATGAATTTAATGTGTGGGCAAAAAGTGTAGAAGAATCTTTAAAAGATTTGTATGCAAAGTATCAAGCCCTTGATACTAGAGTGACAAATATCGAAAATGAGTTACAGTCTATCCAAAACGAATTGACTAATATCAAAAATGACATTTCAAATATTGAGCAACGTTTAGACAATATTGAAAACAGATTAACGACTGTTGAAGGTGATATTACAAATATTGAGCAACGTTTAGATAATGTCGAAAACAGATTAACGACTGTTGAAGGTGATATTACAAATATTGAGCAACGTTTAGATAATGTCGAAAACAGATTGACGACTGTTGAAGGTGATATTACAGATATACGTCAGTCAATTTCCAATATCGAAAACTCTATTACTCAGATTCAAGCTGACATGACAGCGTTAGAAGCTAGGGTGGAAAAGTTGGAAGATTTGTTGAAAAATCTTAACATCATTCCACCTCAGACAATTCTTGATTTAACCGACAATGATTCAGTCTGGGCGACTGTTTGGGGTGCATGGTGGGACTGGTTTTGCACAAATGTTATTGACTTCGCAAGCGGTGACAGTAAATCAAACTGGGAATTGTCCAACAATTTAAAATGGCATGACACAGTGACAAAACCGAAACGAACTATTCAAATAGGCTATTTAGGTCAACCTGTTGCTCTTGTAAAGTTACCATTCATTGCGGTACGTAAAAGCGTTTGGACTTCTAAACCAACCATTGCAGAAATAAATGCCGCTGCACCAAATTTCAAGGCTGATGCTTTATATCCCGCTAATGGTTTTTTCAACCTTACATTAACACAAGAGTTTGGGTACACGATGGATGAAGTTAAGCTTATGACAAGTTACATTCCTTTTTTAACTAAAGACAGTACCATTGTTAAAATTGATAATAAGTGGGCATATACAAGTTTTGCTGTACAAGCCGATGTACGTTTACAAATTCCAAAAACTGGAACTGATGCAAAACTTGCAATTGTGCCACAAAGCATTACCTTAGCGGCTGTCCCAAATGCTGAAGATGTATCAATTGCAACAGCCTGGGATTTATATATTTATTGTATCGCTGAGAATGGTTAATTAGAAAGAGAGGTATTATATATGGATTTATCGAAATATTTGGAACCAATGAAGAATTTACCAGAAAGATGTTCTAATCTTGCGTTTTGGAGAGGGGTTAGAAAGCTGAGGGATGAAGTTGTTAATGCGTTCGAGTATGTGGATAGTTGGGGGGGGAATATTGAGCATAGTATTAGCAATCAAAAACCGCCATTCTACTATAATAAGATTGAAAATTTGATTAGCGTTAATATTACAGATACTTTTTGGAGTCAGATCAACCTTGTTACAGTCGGAGAAAAAACTTTAATGACCCCCGACGAACCTCTTGGTTTTTATTGCGATATCCGACCTAATAGTGTTCCATTTATCCAAATTTCTACTTCGCCGCAATTTAGTTTTGGTGTGGGCTTTTGCTTTACTGCCCCGGATCCAAGTATGCCTAACAAGTATCATGTTATTATATATGGTATCCCGACACTTGCAAACTTTGATATTGAAACACTTAAAAAAGCAAAAGTTCATTTAAATTACTTTTAAAAATAACCGCCCGTTTTGGGCGGCTATTTTTTCTATTTGTTGGGGAATGTGATTTCTAACAGGTATTTGAGTGCTACTAACGTTATTTCCATAGCAGAAAATTCACGTGCGTTTCTAACGGCTTTTACTTTATTAAAAAAAGCCTTAATCATGCGTTTTGCTGTCAAGTTACTTCCGTATCTCAAGACTAAGTCTGCAATTTCATCATACATCTGGTTTTTCTGTTTTGTGGTTAATGCATCCATGGTCAATCCTCACTTTCTTATAATGCTTCAACTGATACTATAATTTTAGTGTCGTCCGTTCTATATCTGAATTGTTCTCTAGCGTGTGATTCACTGAAGCCAAATATTGTATCATAGTCTGTTCTATCTAGCAACTTGTCATAGTATTCAATCAAATATAACTTCATCTTTATACCTCACTTTCTCCTGTTAATCTCTTGTGGATATCGTCACGAGTCACCCAGTATTCAATTGTCATATAATTTGTTGATCTTTTACCTCTATAAAAACATGGTCTTGTGCGAACTACGCCTTTTCCATACTTTCCATTATATGCGTGTACGGTTGAGCAACCTTCATTCATATAGCCTGGAACGTCTGCACATGTGACATAGTGCAAACCGCGTCTGTGACAATAATCACGGGTGTCATCTAATAATGCGTTCATTTCTGGTACGTTATCGATTGTGTTGCGCTTGTAAATTCCATAAAGATTCATATTTGCTCCATTTCTCACCGTCAAGCCGTTATGACAGCTATGATATTATTTTAATATGTTAAAGTTGGTCTACTATATCTACGTGATTCATGTAAGCCCATCGCGGGTTCAACATATGAACTCCATACACCATTGACGACATTTGACATTGATAATTGTAAATCTAAGTATTTGCGCATTGCATAAGATATTTCATTATCATAATATTTTGATATCATGTCGCGCATGAATTTGCGTGCTCTAGCTTCGTACGTATGCCCTGTTTTACACTTACTTAAGTCTAGTAACGTTCGCTTTAGTTCGCGGTGCGCTTTGAGATATACCTGTCTCTTTTTATCTAACATATCAAAGTCGATATTTGCAAGGGTTGCAAGGTTGACGTGATGCCATTCTGGATTGATAATTGCTTCATATCGTTTCCATGTTTCCGCGCACCACTTTTCACCGCAACAACGATTCCCTTGCCTGTCGGCTGGACAACAAAAACACTTGTTATTGTACATTTCTGTGATTGTCGGGAAACCGCCAAACATGCCATAAAAAGAAGTTTTTCTTAGATTCTTTGCATAATTGCAATCATTTCCCCACTGTTCCGCCATAGCTTTAGCTATTCCAGGAAAAGTCTTTGATCTTACTAATGCCCTTTGTTCTTTTGAAAGATTCCCAGCTTCTACATACCACTTCGCCATTGTTTTTCCAGACTTAAACTGGATTCTATCTGGAGTCTCTACAATTTTTGTTGGTGAAAGCATTGGCAAGCCCTTTAACCATAAACAAGTCCGCTTTTCGTAGGCATCCCCGTATTGATAAGGCTGTATAATTTGATCTGGTTTTCTCCATTGTGTACTCATTACACCAACAGGATTTTCAATTGCTATTCTGTCACAATCAGCATTTGCAATTCTCATAAAAAACTTGATAGCATCATTTCTATCTAACATCCTTTGAATTGCTTTATCTCCATACTTTTCATAATTAAACCATCTGTTACCCGTTACAGTCAAATATGTACATGGGGGAAATGCTATGATCATATCCCACTTACCAGAAATTTCATGCTCTACTCCATCAACAGTGCTAAAAATGCAATTTCCATTCAATAATAAAGTAACGTCTTTCTTGATGTGCCACTCCGGATGATTACCAGAACAGTCAAGTAAATCACAAGAATAAGCTTCATTCCCTAATTTTCTCAACTCAATTGTTACTCTCTGTGATTCTTCACATGCAACCAATACTTTCATTATTATTCCTTTCTTCAAGTCTTTCCTTGACGTCTTTGTTTTCTTTTCTCTTTCTGATTATATTATAGCAAATATCAGAATATAAACAATGATATAATTTAACCTCTTGTCAGAAGATTTATTGATCTTTTATAGTTCATAGTTTGTTAACAATTACAGCCGGATGATACCTGGATAACGCCTGGAGATTTCAACGCTTCACACGTTACCACTTTAACGCGGTGAAGTTTAACACTTTAACGTGCTAAAGTATCAGACATGTTCGTCTAAAATTTTCGGCAAACGGGGCGGTGATCCCAGATATTT